GGCAGCCAACGTACAGTTGTCATAAGCGATGTGTAATCTATTTTGTTCTGACCAAATTACTTGATCAGATGTCATTGGCATTTCAGCACCAACCATTCTTAAGAAACCAGATAGAGTTCTATTTCCATATCTCTCTACTTCAGCTTCATAAACTTCAGGCAAATATTGTTGCGCAAAGTCAGCAAAATTAGCAGGTACCGCTCCTGCACCACCGTTGTTGGTCCATTGTAGGTAATTTCCTGTTGTTAATTGCTGTGATTGTGAAGGTACTAAACTTCCAAATTGAGGACTTAATATTCCCATAATTTTTAGTTTTAATTTTAATTGTTAAATTTACGTGTTTTAATTTTCAACTTTGAGCTACTTACACCTCCAACAGATTTAATTTTAAAACCATCTATAAACATTTCTCCTGACGATGTTTTTCTTACATTTGTGTCTGGGTTTTTGGAAGTTTCAACAATGTTTTTAACACCGTCTGCTTTTCCTTGCTCATAAAAATGACTTATAATATTGTCAATGTTTTCAGCAGCGTACATAGCTTTGTGATAACCTTTCGTATCCTTAACATTACCTTCTTTATCTAGGAACTTCCCAATAATATTGTTAATATTTGATTGATTTTCTACAAGTTTCTTCGGGTTTTTAACTCCATATCTATACTTTTTTTCTCCAACTTCGAAATCAAAACCTTTGAAATCATCAGAAAAAATTTGTTTAGTGTCGTTTAAAAACTTTTCGTGTCTTTGTTTAGCTAACTTTTGCTCGTCGTTGTATCGATTGAAAAAATCTACAGCTTTTTGTTGTTCTTGATTTACGCCCGGTCTTAACTTAATCTCGTCGTAATATTCTTTTTTCAAGTCTTCTAAAAAACCTTTGGCTTTTGCAACCTCTTCTTTTTTTGCGAGTTTCTTTTTGCGGATGTCTCGCTCCTCGTCTTCATCTTCATCATATTTGAAGTTATCTTCCATGATAAAGTTTATTTCTTCCTCGTTTAAATGAGGTTTTGCTTTTTTGTAATATTCTTTTAATAAAACATCATTATCTACATTAGTGTAATCAGCGTTTAATCTAGCATAATCATCTATTGTACCACCAGTTTCTTTCATAAAGTCAACTAGTTTTTCAATGTTTTCTGGTAATTCTATTTTTGGCGCAGTATATTCTAATGGTTCTTCTTTAACTTCTTCAGTTATTTCACTTATAATTACTTCGTCTTTTTCTTTAGTTTCACCAATTTTAACGGGCTCTTGTACTTCTGTGTCCAGCTTAACGCTATCTCCGGTTTGTTCGCCCACATCCACCGTCTCTGTTTCTCCGATTTGAATGGCATCGTCTTTTGGTATTTTTGTTAAATCTAATTTAGTAACGTTATCAACAACCTCACCTTGAGTGTTGTCAATTTTAGATAAATCTATTTTAGCTACATTGTCGCTAGGTTTGTTAAACTGTTTAGGTTTAGTTTTTTTAGCTGTTTTAATTTTAAAGTCACCTTCTTTAGTCACTTCTTGTTCTTTTGTTTCTGACATGATAAAATATTATATAATTATTAATAAAATTGTTATGGCTCTAATCGATCCATACCAAACCCACCCATATCTGGTGCAGGTTCAAAGTTTGTAGGCAAAGAGTCATTTTGTCTTTGACTAATCATTTCGCTTTGTTGCGTTGCTTGTATTTGAGTTCGTCTATCTTTACGATCTTCAATAAATTGTTCTTTTTCTCTTACAGCACCAAGTTGAACGTTGGCTAATTGTAAATCATACCCAAACTGTATTTCCATTTCTTGTTGCTTAATTTGTGAAGCCATTTGCATACGTTGGATTTCCATTTGAGACTTAGCTTGATCATGCTGCACTTGAGACTGTGTAATAGCTTGTTGTTTTTGAACTTCGGCCATAGCTGTTTTTTCTGCTGTTTGAGCTTGAGCAGCTGCTTGAGCCTGAATCATTTTTTCTTGCTTAGCTTGATCTTGCTTCTGTTTCTTTTTACGCTTAACCTTTAGCATATTATTAGCTAACTTAAGGTTTTTTATTTGACGTAAATCTATAGCATCTTCTAAATCTATGCCTTGTGATTTTAATGCAATTTGAATGTTTTGTTCTAATTGAGCTTTTTCTTCATCATCAGGCTCTAACTCTAAATAAATACCAAAGTCATGCATATTAAGAGTTGATATTTCTTTTAAAGTTTCTGTGTTATAAACAGATATACTATTTAGTAAAGAATTTAAAGTTAACGGATAAGAAACTGAATCAGCTACTTTTAAAGATATGTTTTCACATGTTCTAAGTGTTAGCCATAAACTAGCGTCTAATATATGTCTAGTAGCTACATTTGAAGCGTTAGCTGCCATTTTTTGTAAACCAACTAAAGCATCTTTATCTGGAGTGCTAGCATCTCTAGCTTCATTAAGCCCGGTTACGTCACGTATCATTTGTAAATAATATTGATACGTTTGTATTAAGCTTTGTATTTTTGCTTGACCGCTAGAACTACTAAGTTCTTGAACAGGTACTTTGCCTCTATTTAATTCACCTTCTTGCGTAAGTGATCTACCAACAATACTACCAGTTTGGAAATACATGTTTAACGCTTCTGCTGGGTTATAGTTTGTGCCATTACCTAAATCAACCTCAGCTAAACCATCCATATCTAAAAATACACCGTCTGGTACTATTCTAGACATAACTTGTTGTAGCTTTAAATGTGTTAATTGAATCATGTCAGCAAAACCAGTTATTTTACTAACTAAAGAATCAACTTTACCTAAATACATTCTAGGTGCACATAATGTATAACTCATTTCTACTTTTGTAGTATCAGCAGTAGGTCTAGTCATGTTTTTAGCTAATTCCCACTGTAACATTTCATTGTTACCTAAAACTTTAGCTCCTTTATATAAAACCTCTATTGTTCTTGAAACTCTTTCAAATCCATCATTTTCAGGTGGATTAAATGTGTCTGGTTTTTCTAAAGCTTTTAAAAGGCCTTGATCGGTTTGTTTTATTTTAAAAACTTGATCATTATATGTTTTGTATTCAAAAAACAAAACTTGAACAGTGTTAGGATCATATGTTTGCCAGCCAAATGTTTGAGATCTATTGCTAGGAGTTTGTTGTATTCTTTCTAACTGTTCGTTACTAAGGTCAGTAAATTGTTTTTTAATTTCAGGAATAGTCATTGATCTAACTTCACCTACGTAATATATATCTTCAAAATTAGGATCTTCTGTATAAGAATATACAACTCTAGCAGGATCAACATAATCAATAGTGATTCCGTTTGCTTTATTCCAATTAGTTTTTACAGCACCAATACCTATAACAGTTAAATCATAATTAAATCTTTTCTTTAACTCGTTAAATTTATTTTTATCTAAAACATTATTTATAACTTCTTCTTCTGCCATTTCCACAGACTGCTTGTAAGAAAGCTGCATGTGTAATTCTAATTCTTCTTCGTTTTGAGGTAGATCTTGTGTTTTATTGTTTGTTAAATCAATACCAAACATTTGCTTTACTTTATCATTAAAAGGTTTTGTCACTAAGTCTTCTAATAAACCTTGCGCGTATTGAGTACGTTTTTGCATTGAAGAAGGATCTTGCGCGTAAGCTTTTATATCGTAACTTTTATCTGATATACCATTTGTAACAATATCAACAAATTTAGAAACAACCGCCACAGGTTTCCAATCTAGATTCATATAAGACATATCACCATTTATTGATAATTCATCTTTATATTTTTGCACAGGTTGTTCTCCTCTGGCGTATAATCTTAAACTATGATATCTATTAAAAGAACTAGCAAATCTATTTCCTTCACCACCTTGTCTAAACCATTCACCTTGAATAGCCTCTGCAACTTTACGCCCGTATTCTAATGAATTTTTTTCTTCCTCGCTAACAACTTGGCTAGGGAAAGCACTATTTGGATTTGTGTATATATTCATTTATTTTATTATTTTTGAAATCGAGCCTTTATTATTGTATTTTTTAAAATTTAAACTTATAGGGTTTCTTACAGTAGCATTTACAGGCGCATATCTATTTTTGTTACAAGCCATTATTGCTAGCCCAGAACTAATTGAAGCATCGTGTTTTGTTCTATTGTTTATATCAAATTGTGCCCAGTCTTCTAATGTTCTTTGAAAATATAAATCTCCCCAAGTTTCACCTAAAAAACCTACCGCATCTTCTATGTAAGATTCTATAGCAGCTGCATGAGCTTGCTTTATATCTTCACTTGA